ATCAACAATTGCTGCAGTAGCAGCATCTCCATTCCTTCTCGCTGGTGCAGCTTTTGCTGGTCCATACGTGAATGTCGAGAGCAACTTATCATATCCTGATGGAGAGTATTCTTCAGCTACAACTGATCTTGCTATCGGTTACGAAGGATCTAATGGTGGTAAAATTGCATACTACGTACAAGGTGGTCCTGCATTCGTTCATACAGATTCTACTGACGATACAGAAACAGAACTTGCTGGTAAGGCAGGTATCTCCTACGCAGCTACACAAGATCTAGCTCTTTATGGAGAGATCTCTGGTATCTCTAACGAAGATGCTTCTGGCGATTCAATCATCGACTTCGGTGGTAAAATCGGTGCTAAGTTCCTTTTCTGAAAGGAATCAGTTGATCAACCTACTGATACAGTAGATTAGATAAACAAAAATTAAGACCCCTTCGGGGGTCTTTTTTTATGCTATAATATCTGAGTCAAAAAAACGGGGTAGGGACTGTCGCCTATTGGTTAAGGCCCACTGCTTATAACGGTGTGAAGAGGGTTCAATTCCCTCCAGTCCTACCTTATCTGACTCAGTAGCTCAAAGGATAGAGCAACTGCCTTCTAAGCAGTTGGTTGTAGGTTCGAGTCCTACCTGAGTCGCCAGGGAGTGTAGTCCAACGGCAGAGACAGGAGACTTAAAATCTCTACAGTGTGGGTTCGACTCCCATCACTCCTATCTACATAGTTCAGGTGTTTTTTATTGCCGATGAAAACAGATGAAGTACTGGGTCATCCACTATGGATGCTACCAGTCATGTTACTAGCAATTCTAGTAATGATAGAAGGTTTACATACTTCAGCACATCTCCATCAAGAGATGGATGTACACGGTATTTGCAGACAGAACAAGGAATATATTGAGAGTATAGAGGAAGAAGATTATTAAATTTTATTGGTATCATAAGGATTAATTATTAAGGTTCGGAACACCGTACAATTGTAAAGTTGTGTAAACTTAATGTTTGCTATATAATTATGTACGTAACAATTCTTAACAAAAGAATGACAAGTTCAACCGCAAAGTATGTCACCACCGAAGATGGTGGAAGACAAAACATGTTCGCAGCAGAACCTCAAATCGAGGTTATCAACGTGAACTATTGGGAGAACGCAGAGTTAACTAATGGTCGCCTTGCGATGATTGGATTCTTTGCAGCAGTACATAACTACATCTTATTTGGTGCAGTTATTCCTGGCATCTTCTAAGACCTACAGGTCTCTTACACCCCCTCAATGAGGGAACTTTCTAACCCTATTAAATCTAACGAAAGGAGTTTAAAACAATGACACCAGAAGCAGAAAAGTTTAATGGCTGGATGGCCATGATTGGTTTCGTAGCAGCAATGGGTGCTTACGCAACTACAGGACAAATTATTCCAGGTATCTTCTAATGACAAACGAAGCAATCTTTCTAAGAGCACAAGGACGTGCTGCAATGTTAGGAATTTGGTTCTTCGGACTTTCCTATGCAATCACAGGACAACTCATTCCAGGTATCTACTAATGGCAAATGAAAACAATAACAAGCAAGTTGACTTCTCCATCGCTGAGAAGTGGAATGGTATTGCTGCTATCGTTGGCTGTGTCGCAGCTTTCACTAGCTACACTTTCACTGGACACATCATTCCTGGTATAGTGTAAATTTTTTACGCTAAAACTTAACAAAACTAAATACTTACTCGTAGTTTATCAGCGAACTCTAATAAAATGGGCGACTTTATAGCCGCAACAGACAGTATATCCCCTCTAACAGCAATCCTATGGTGTTTTTACCCCATAGGTGCTTTAGTTTTGATTGAATTAATTCTTCGTGCCATCAGTAATGATGACGACGATGATACGGGTGGAGGTAAGGGTATGCGAGTCCAAGAACCCGTTTACGCTACAGTTCCATCAGGTGCTTGACTAAGGGTAGAAATACCTATATACTCTTAGAGTATTTTTACCTAGTCAAATGCCACAAACTATCTTTATCGCTATTTTAGGAATATACGTTTACTACAATGGAGCCATCAGTTCTCTCGTATTTCAATAACATATTAATATCTACTCCCGCAGAAGCACACGGTCTGTTGGAGTTTGGATTCTTTCTAGTGGTAGGTGTTACTGCTGGATCACTGGGTATAATATAATGATTGAGATGTTGGCCCATTGTACCCCTGAACTATTCGTTGCCGTGGTAACCACTGGCACGATTATGATATTAGTTGCAATTACAATTTTGGATGACAGATGGAAGAACACCAAATAGAATTAAGAGAACAGGCAATTAAGATCCTGTACAAGAATTTCGGACAAGACGATACAATATATACATGTGCTGATGAGTGGTGTAAGAAGCAAGTAACCACTGCAGGACTTGTCAATTACTACAAGGCGTATTATAATCAGATCAAAGAAACTGCTAAATTATGATACCTAATGTAAAATTTAATTTTAAAGGTGATGGTGGTCCATTGATTAAGACCTCTCAAGATCTTTTTGATAATAAGAGAGTAGTTTTATTTTCTTTACCTGGTGCCTTTACTCCTATATGTTCTACTAAAATGCTTCCTGCATATGAGAACCTATACTTAGAGTTTGAATCACTTGGAATTGATGAAGTCTATTGTATTGCAGTCAATGATTGTTTTGTAATGGATGCATGGGCAGAGGATCTCTTTATTAAATATGTGAAGTTGATTCCTGATGGTAATGGAGACTTTACCAAAGGTATGGGAATGTTAGTTTCTAAGAGTAATCTTGGATATGGTAATCGTTCATGGCGTTATGCTGCAGTGATTAATTCTGGTGAGATTGAGTGGTTAAACTCAGAACCTGGAATGAAATCTAATGCAACAGAAGATCCATATGAACTTACTAAACCAAGTAAAGTTCTCGAATATTTAAAAAAAGTTGCTAAATAGTAACCCAATTGGACAAAATTATGAAATTTAATTTTAATGCTATTGCTAATGCAATAAGTGTTGCTTCAGGAGTAACACTCGCTGGCATCATAGGTGTAGGATCATACGTCTATTTAAATAAGGATGCAATCATTGAAGACATTAAAGAACAGGCAATCGAATCTGTGATGGGTGGTCTTGGTACTGGTGCTGCTGGTGGAGCACTTAAGTCAATCCCTAGTCCTGACCTTCCATTAGGAACTAACGATCTTCCTGCTGCTGCTCCTAATCAAGCTTCTGCATCTCCACAAGCACCTGTACAGTTCTAAGACGCATATATAGGTATAGAGACTTTAGATCTATGCCTGAAGAATTAAAAGAAGAAGTCAAAGAACCTGAAGAAAAGAAGAGTGTCTTTGGTAAGATCAAAGATAAGATTCTTCCAGATCAAGACGAACAAGCTGCTATCATTAGTACATTTGTTCGCCTTGGTGTCCTTGTTTGGAGCGGTGGAATTTTGACTTTGAACTATGTGGCAATTCCAGGAGTGCCACAACAGAAAATAGATCCAACTTTTATAGCTTCGGTTTTTACGGGAGTTTTAGCTAGCTTCGGAATTCAGACCGCTTCTAAGAAGGGTGATGGAACTATGAAGATGGATGCTGCTAAAGCTGCTGCTGCAGCAAATGGCAACGGTGGTGGAACAGTTCAGACAATTAGAATTCAACAAATGCCGTTGAAAATTATTGCTGCTGATATTCCCGATACATTAGATCCAAAGAAAGATCAAAAACCACCAACAGTATAAATAAGTTATACTAGTTGATTTACAAAAGGAAGTAAAGATGGCACTTAACGACCCAACATTAGCAAGAGTAAGAGACATTGCTGCTAAAGTGAAAGCAGGTACTACAGTATCTACTATGGACCTTACATGGGCACAGAAGCAAGCTATCCATGATGATGTTGCTGCTGCTGACCTACAAGCTGCTGGAAAATATATTGAACCTAAGGATCAATAAGTCTCTACTAATGTTTTAATAAAAATAAATCTCTCTTCACATTTGTGAAGGGGATTTTTTTATGCTAATATATATTGTATAGTATCGAGGTAAGGTTATGTCGTGTGGTAACCCAATAAAACATAAGATTAAAGACCTGTTTGACAAAGCAGTTGATCTAGATAAAAAGATCTTGGAGAAGATAGAAAAGAAATTTAATCTGTCTCCATATCAGAGCAAGTGTGCTAACGCAGTACTTGGATTTATTATAGGAGCAATAGTATTATGATAGAACTTTTTATTCTCATCGCAGTCATTTATGGCGTAAGTTATGGGTTGAGAATATACCGTCATCTACCGTCAGCGAGTCCAGACAAGAAGTAGTAGAAATTACCTAAGTCAGACTAAATATTAGGGTAGTACGGGATTGAAACAATCATGCCCCTGACTAAACAAAGACATTATACTATCGGTTATCACGATAAGGAACAGCATCACTATGAGATATGTGAATATGCCATGAGTGCATATGAAGCAATAGAACATAGTAAAGAGGATGTATCCTATCTAAGGGAACATCCTCATTTTATTGACTATTGTAATAACGAAGAGGTTGATAACATCTCTCGTCTTATGGAAGCAGGTATCCCAATGGGACACTAGCCATGAAAACAATTACACAATACAAACACGAAATTATGTGGTGGATGAGTAGACTCACAATAATGATTTGTTCATTATTTTTATCTTTTTCATTAGCAGCATCAGCATATGCTGCAGATATTCAAATGGGTGCTAATGGCAACCTAATATTTGAACCAAATGAAGTCACCGTTAATGTTGGTGATACAGTTACATTTACTAATGGGGAGTTACCTCCTCACAATGTAGTATTCCTTGACAACCCAGAGTTGTCACATTCTGATCTAGCATTTTCACCAGGTGAATCATTTAATGTTACCTTTACTGAAGCAGGTAATTATGAATTCCAATGTGAACCTCATGCTGGTGCAGGTATGAAGGGTGTTATTCACGTAGAGTAAGAATTTATGTTATCAACCCAATATCGTTTACGTCTAGAAGCTATCTGTAAAGATATTGCTGCTGGAACTGAAGTCAGTCTAGAAGATATGATCTGGGCAGAGAAGTTATCAAAAGCAAATACTTCAGCAAGAGGTATGCTAAACACTGCAAGAAAAATTAGTAAAGACCCTACCGATTCTTTTCTGAATAGCTTGAATTTAGGAGACCCCGATTCAAGCAATCACCGTAGGGGTTTTGGAGATCCACAAGATGTTGTGGATTGGTTTCATCAAGAACGATCCGATGATTGGAGGCAAAGAGATTGAGCGAAGTAGTTTGGTCAATCAATATAATGATAGGTATTCTTCTAGTCTCTGTAGGGATTGCTATTTACTACATATTCATGTATGATACATGGTATCCTAATGAGCACGGAGAAAACATTGAAGGATCTGAAGGTGGATGCACACATAGCAGTGCTGCACACTAAAGTAAATGCTCTTGAAGAGAAACAAAAAGAATTAACTCAGCGTGTACGTGCGAATGAGAAAGTAGTTGCTGCTGCTACCCTATTGGGTACAGTGGCAATTGCTG